TTGATTACGATATGTCTGTGCTAAGATAGCCTCTTCAGCAGCATCGTCTGCAAAAGTATCTGCTTCGTTACGATATGATTGTGCTAGAGTAGCAGCAGATTGAGCTGCACTGATTGCATTAGTAGCTTGAGTAGCTGATGCAGCAGCATTAGAAGCAGCAGTAGATGCAGCAGAAGCAGATGTAGAAGCATTGCTTGCTGAAGTACTTGCTGATGTAGCTGATGTCTGTGCTTGTGTAGCGTATTGTTGTACTTGTGTGACTAATGCGTCATCAGTAGAATTACCGCCACCACCTGCTCCACGATATAGTGTCATTTTATTCCTCTACCTGCTTTTGTTTCTTTGGTTGTTTTGGAGTCTCTTTAACTTCAACCACTTCTTCGTATTCAGGGTGCTTTCTCATTGATTCGATATCGTGATCGAGGAAGAATTCAAACACATTACCTGAAGACTTACATTTAAACTTAGCCATGATACTCCTTATCTTTGTTAAAGACTCCGTAGAGTCCTTAAGAAAGACCCCTCCGAAGAGGGATCGATCTAGCTATTAAGCCGGTACTGCGAGAGCAACAGCAGAGCCATCACGCAACTCTTTCACACCGAACAATGTATCGGCAGTAAACAAGTCACCGAGGTACTCTTGCTTGTACTGAGTCTGAGTACGAACACCCATTTGCTCAACCAATACTGCGAAGTCACGATGACCTAGCAATACGATACGGTCGCCATCAGCAGCAGCGTCAGCGTTAGAAGTAACGAATACTGGAATACCATAAACGTTACCGATTTCACCGTTACGGATTGTGTTAGCTGAACCAACTTCACCAACGAAAGCTTGCTCAGTGAAGCGAGCGATACCCATCAATGTGTTACGTGTTGATGGAGGAACGATCAAGAAACGACCGTCCATTGGAACATCGCTGTCATCCAAACGTTGGATAGAACGACGGATAGCTGCATCAGTCAAAGCACCTGCTGTACCAGTGTAAGCAGTAGTACCGTCAGCACCAGAGTAAGCACCAGTGTAAGCGTTTGTACCGTCACCACCGTTAACACCACGACCTAATTCGAGGATCATAGAGTCAACTTTACGAGCCAAAGCATAACCTGCGTCATCAGTGTAGAACTGACGCATAGAAGCCAAAGCTTGTGCTGATACGATGTCTTCGATTAGAACTGAGTATTCCCAGTGTTGATCGATATTAACTACTACTTCAGTAGCTGTATCTGTGTTTAAAGTAACTTGTGTGTTAGCTGCTTTTGCATTAGCTGAACCACGACCGGGTTTAGGAATGTGAACTGCGTCACCTTTCTTACCCTTGAAGTTCATCTTCTTGATCAAGTTAGCAGCGATCAAGTTTTTCTTATAAGTGGCAACAACCTCATCACTCCAAATCTCTGGAATAAAATTAGCTGCTGTAGTTTTAGTTTGATGATTAGAACCTAAAGCCATTTTTTAAATCTCCTAAATAAAATTATTTAACACGACCCTCGGCATAAGCTTCCATGATTTCATCTGCCATCATTTCATACTTAACTGGGTCTTGCATACGTAAACGAATAAGGTCGACACGTCTAAATATTGGCTTCGAGGATTCTCCTGTACCTCCTTTTGGAACGGCTGCAGCTTTTAATGTTTGTGTACGTTTTTCTTGTTCTACTTGCTTTAACGTATCATCTACGGCTTGTGACTTCTGTGCCTTGACTGTCTTCAATTCCTTGTAGGTACTGAGCAATTCATCGGCTGCATCAAAGTCATAATTATGTGCCTTAGCAAACAATTCGAGACGGATCTTAGAACTCTTGACCCAGTTTGCAAAATCTTCAGATTGAGCAATATCAAGATAATCAGGGTGTGCCTTTTCAATCTTTTGCTTTGCTGCCTCTTGAGCTAACATAGCTTGCTGCTCACGAAGACTCTGAATAACTGGATCAGCTTCGATCGTCTGCTTTACTGCTTTTGCAGGATCTTCATACCAATCTTCAATCGTAGTTGTCTTTGCTTCTGGCTGCGTGTCCTTCTTAGCATTGAGTTGCTGCTTGATAAACTCATCTAATAACTTACGAGACTCACCAACCTCTTGTGCTTGTCTGCCAATCAGCTTCTCAGCTTCAATGTGCATCCGAGCAATTTCGGCTGCTGACTTACCACGATACTTCTCAGGCAAATCATCTTGTGGAATGCCAACCTCTTCAGCTTGTCCGGAAGTTTGATCTACCGGGTCTGGGGTTGTAGCGTTTAAGTTACTATCTTCGTTATCGTCTTGCAGTTCAATAATTTCAGCCATCATGCCTCCTGTCGCTTTGCGATTTTAGGAAAATTAAAAAATAGTTCGGGGTCAGACTCAACCTTTACGAACCGTTATCGGCATTTCTTTTTCTCTCCAATGCGAGCTTCTCAGCTCTCACTCTATTCCAACGGTCATAAGCCGAAGGATGTAAACCTGAAAAGGGTTCTAGATAGATCCCACAGGCAGAGATAATGCGAGTTGCCGTCTCGCCACAGTCACAGCACTGAACTTCTTTTGTGTCGGTATCGACGAAGGACTCAGTAACGTGATCATTCTTACATTTGAACTCAAACAAGCGTCTAGGCATTATTGTTCTCCTCGGCTTGCAAGTCCTCATAAACTTCTGAACTAGCGTCTTTAAGATTCTTCAACCAGTATAGGATTGAAAGTTCACCTTTCTTAAACCATAACTGCTTTTCATCTTCAACACCATTAAGATTGTTAGTGGCTGCTAACATCTTATCAAGATCTTCCATTAAGTCTTTCCATCCTTTGGTAGCCATCATGGAAAAACGATCTTCGTAATATTTTTGTAACTCTCTGTTCATCTTTTCTCCTTGACTGGAAGATGATAATATTGTATAATAACTATATTATAACATATTTTTTACAATTTGTCAAGAGATTATTGCATTTTTGAAGCAGTTTGAATCATGGCGATTCGTTCGTTGCTTGCAATATCCTGTTCTTTTAGGGCTAACTCAGCTACCTTAGCACGTTTCTCAAAGTCGTCTTGATCACGAGAACCACGAGAGATAGCACCAAGCATCTTAGCTTCTGTCTCTGTAGGCATCAACTGAGTCTGCATCTGAGCCTTCTGAGCTTCTGCTGCAGCCTTAGCAGCTTCTGCTTGAGTCTTCTGTAATTGAGCTTCTTTGATAGCTAAATCTAGCTGAGCAGCTTGTTGAGCTAGTGGATCAGGCTGTGACATTTGCTGCAATGTAGCAATAATCTGTTCACGGTTGCTGAGGCTAGATGACTGGATAATACCTTGTAACAATACAGGGGTAATAGGGCTATTGCCTAGAGTCTGCATCAAGCCAATCATCTGTTGCTGTTCGTATTCACGAGCTACCATGCCCATTGTTGATAATGGGAGGAAGTCTACGTCCTTAACAGGATAACGCTCAGGATCAAACTGCATGAATCTGTAAGCAGCTTTCTTGATAAACGGAATCAGGAAGTCTTCTTGGAAGTGAATCAAGGTACGCTTGTTCTTCTTCATCAAGCCTGATAGAGCCATGCTTAAGCCTGCACCAGAGGCTTCGCCTGCAGCTACCTGAGTAGGCATAGCTGTAGAGTCGATAGTGCCGGTAGCTTGCAATAGCATTGCTTGGAATGTAGAAGCAGTCTGCAAGTTGGCAGGGTCTGTTACACCAAACTTGAACGGTTGTAGAATCTCATTAGGATTACCGTTAACTAAGAGGTTCTTACCGGGACGTACTTCATACTTAGCACCACGTGGGAGACGTGTAGCATCCATAGCCATCATAGGAGCAGTAGTCAAGGCTAAGCTGTCAAGGTGTGAACGCACGTTAGCGTCCATTGCCTTCTGCATATTGTAGCCTTTTTCTGCTGTACCACGACCCCAGAAGCGACCGGGCATAGAATCTGCTTGATAAGCGATGATAGGACGATCCTTCATCATGTATGGAGACTCTTCAGCCTTCAATAAATGCTTACCGTCAGCAATAACAACAATAGCTTCTACCATGTCTTGGTAGTCTTCTTTAGCGTCATCGCTGAATAGTTCTACTAATTCTGTATCTTCTGTCTCGTCTAGCTCAAGTAAGTACTCACGTGGAACTAAACCGTAGTAACGGATAACAGGAACCTTGTCCTTGTCATAGTCTACTAGCTCTTGAGTCTTATCATTGACTTCTGCCTTACGAGTAGTACCGATATTGCACTTGCG